AGTTGATTACAATCCCACTTATGACTTATTTACCATTAAGGTGGATAATTCTCAACCTGAGGTATATACGGCTTCTACTTCAGCCAATACGGTGAATCTACACCTTATACCTGGACAATACTTTGTTAAGATTTATGAGCAACAATCTACAACTAATTTAAATCCTAACTATTCTTATGATGTAGTTTATGAGGGAATTGCTGAGGTGATTAGTTCAGGAACATCAACAACGGAGGTTTCATATAGTGGAACATCCAATATATTTATAGTTTACGAAGGATGATTAATATAGAAAAATTCAATTTTGGAACGGATACCCTCACCAACTTTAAGGAGGTTATCAACCGCAATGACTTGTTTGTTCGTTGGGGAGCAGATAATATGTTCGTAGAAGAACTTTATCTCTTATTGGACGAGAGCCCAATACACTATTCAGCCATTGCCGCTCGTGTTAATAACTGTGTCGGTCAAGGATATATTAACGATTACAAAATCAACTCAAAACAATGGTTGAACGATGTTAATAAACAGATGTTCTTTGAATTGATTGTAACAGGAAATTTATTTTTAGAAATAGTGTGGAAGAATTCGCGCGAAGAAGGTATCGCTGGTTTCCATGTTATTCCTTCAAAATATATGAGAGTCCACAAGCCTGAAGAAATGGGTGGAGATGTTACCAAATATCTTTATTGTCGTGATTGGGTGAATTGGAGAAAGGCTGGAATCGTTGAATTCCACGAGTTCAATCCAAAAGATTATACAAACCGTCAGATTGTTCATATCAAGATGTATCAACCTGGTTATGAGTTTTATGGTGTTCCATCGTATTTGGCTACGATTAATGACATTAAGTTAAACCACCAAATAACGGTCTATAACCTCGCCAATTTGTTAAATGGTGCCAACCCTTCACTGTGGGTGCATTTCAATGTTCCTGCTCCTGATTCTCAGTTGGAACAAAACCAAATCCTTCAATCTATTGAGGACCGTTATGTGGGGTCTGAAAAAGCAGGTAGAGTGATTGTATCTTATGGAGACCAAACAGAAAAACCTGATATTACACAAATCCAATCAAACCTTCAACAAGGTTTCTACCAAGAGGTATTTGAGTTGGTCCAACATCAGATTTTGGCTGGTCACAATATCCCTGACCCATCAATCATCGGTTTACCATCAAGAACAGGATTTAGTTCATCTGCCGAGCAATTAGAGACGGCATTTAACATATTTATGAATACATCAATTATACCAACTCAGAAGTTCTTAAATAGAGAATTGGAGCCGTTGGTTCAGTTGATATATCCTGGTGAGGAAATCTCACTTGTAATAGAACAAAATAGATTACTATGAACAACATAATGATGATATCTGAAGAACTGTTGAAGACCTATACGGCCATCAACGACAATGTGCAAACTGATGAATTGAGATATTGTATTCTTACCAGTCAGAATATTCAAATTCAAGAGACATTGGGCACAAACTTATACAACAAAATCTTAAATTTGATTAGCACTGGTGATATCTCAACAGGTGCCAATGCTAATTACAAGAATTTATTGGACACTTATATTCAACCTGCGTTGATTAACTACTCATATGCCATGGCTCTTGATAACTTTATGGTTAAGTTTATGTCAGTTGGTTTGGTTCAAAACCGTTCAGAACAGGGAAATGCCATTGATTTTAAGACATTTCAATACTTAAAGAGTAATGCTAAAGACCAAGCAGAGTTCTCAGATAACCTTTTAAGAAGACATCTCATCTTCCGTTCAGGTTTATACCCTGAGTACAACAACGGGTCTCTTAACGATGGTCAATTACCACCAGAGACGAAAACAGCATTTGCTGCGAATATCACATTACCAGGTAATGGGTATTATTGGAGAAAAAAGATAGGTTCAAGTAACTATAATGCTCTTGGACCATTATGTTGCGGTTCTGAATTCCCAACATGGTATGGACACTCAACCAACTCGTAATATGGAAAATAAAGATATTGTAGCCAATACCACAACGATGGCAGGTGTGTTTGCCTATCTAATGAAATTTCAGGGGGAATTGACCCTATTGTTGTTGCTAACAGGTTTAGTTATTAATCTGATTAGAATTTGGGATAGATTTAGAAAGAAAAATTCATAAAAAAAGGGGAGACCGAAAACTCCCCCTATTACCATGAATAATTGATACAACAGCATCGGTTTTATTTTCCTTTGTATTGTTCTTGAAGATAATCGTCAATTTTCATTAAACGGTCTCCAAGTTCTTTGGAATATCCATTTTCAACATAGTCCACAAGGACAACAGATACACCAACTAAATCTTTCATGGATAAGCAATATCCACATTCTTTACTCCAATCCAATACCAATTTTAAGGATGATTGGGCGGCTATTTGTCTTTCTTTACTTTGTCCCATAATTTTACTTTTTTTTACTTTTTTGTTTATTGAAACAAATTCGTTCCAATTCTTCTTTCATTTCCTTTTTTTGATACCCAAATACTGGTATCGTTTTGTCGTATTCTTTTTTACTTGCTCCCATATCTAAAATATAAAAAATGGTAGGGGAATTGTCAAATCCCCCCTCACACTTTTTATTAGAATAACACTTGTGATAAAATCCAAATACCGACACCACCAGAGATAAGAGCGAATAGTCCTTCTACTGCTTCATCATCTTTTTGGAGTTTTTCGTTTTGTTCACGGGTCAAACCGTTTTCCATCATCTCTTTTGGGTCAAGTTGTTCTTTTTCTTTCATCGTCTTAAGATTGTCTAAATTGTTCATTGTTGTTCTATTAAAGGGTTTTACTGTTATTGTGATACAAATATAGGGTTAAAATGGCAAATCTTCATCTTCATCGTCCCAAGAAAACTCACTTTGTTCGTTCTCTTCTTCTAACTCTTGTAAAATAGACCTAACTTCATCTTCAGTACTTTCAACATCATACAAAATGTTTCCTTTATCATCTTCCGACCAGTAAATGGGGGCTATGATATAACGACCAACACGAGTTGTTGAATAAATCTGGTTCTGTTCAATAATGTTTTCTAAGTTTTCCATGTCTTTAATGTTTTAATTGTCTTACAAATATAGGGAATTAGTTTTGTTCTGCCAAACCTTCCTCAATTTGTTTTTTTTGTTCCTCAATCCAATCAAGGACATCTTGTGTGAAATTACCAGTCACCAACCCATAATAAAAGGTCTCCTCAAACTCGTATTCATACAAATTACAATCAAAGTCAAATTGGTAATCAAGAAAGTCCTTACCAAAGGTTTGTGATAACCACTCCTCATATTCAGGGGGACTATCGTGTGTTCCTTGATAGTCATATAGACCACTGACGATTTGAGTGAAATGGTAAAGTTGGTCGCCTGTAAATGTGTAAGTCATTTCTTTTTTCATATTGTTATTGTCTTTCATAGTGATACAAATATAGGGAGGATATTTTATTCTGCCAAAAGATTATTCATTTTTTTCATCAACAATTCTTTGCTTGAGAACCAGTCCATTTCAAAAAAGATGTCTCTTGAGTTTTCAACGATTACCTCACGGATTACATCTTCTGTGTAAGGGTGATAATGTTGAGCCCTCATAATACCATCTACAAAATAAAATAATAGGTTAAAGTATTCTCCTTTTAATTCTTTACAACCCTTTTTTTCAATCATTGAGTAGTAATCTTGTTGTCCTAAATCTTCGTAAGTAATGTTCATAGTTCTGTTGTTTTTATTAGTGATACAAATATAGGGAGGATATTTTATTCTGCCAAACTTTCTTCAAATTGTTTTAAAGCCTTCAATTCAATATCTCTCATTGTATCAAACAATTCAGATTGTCGTGAACATTGACGAAAATATTTCTTCAAAATCTTATCACTGTAGTGTCCTATCAAATTGATTGCTCTATTTGAATCGGTTGTCCATAAAGTTCCTTTTAAGTTAATAAATGGACCTTGTGGTAAAATAACAACATCGCTCTTGTTATTTCTTAAAAACTCAACGATATACTTATCGTTGGCTCTTCTCATGTTTCTTTGTGTTATCATTTTTTTTAATTATTAAAAGTTAGACCAGTATTCATTTTTACAACAGCGGCGGAAGCCCAAGTTGTGGTAAAATTTACGGAGTTGTTCAACCGTTGTGTTTTTGTAAGGGACGGGTTTCAAGTAAAGAGGGATATTTAACTCTTCTGAAATGTCCATCATAATGTTCATCAAGTTGGTGCCCAAACCTTTACCTTGTTGATTTACCTCAATTTTGAAGATTTCAACACCATCAGTGTTTGGAGTCAATTCAATCATAAAATCTTCACCTTCAAGAATACGAGCGATACCTAAACGACATACAACTTTATTATACATCTCAGTTATTGCATTCATTTGACATTGAGTTCCTGTAAAATCATAACCTTCTTCTTTTAATACAACACCCAATACGCCAGTAAAAACATCGTATGGTTTTGTAATAGAGGTTCTCAAAATTTTTACACTGTTTACTGAAAGACCATATTTCTTGGCATATGCTTTTTTGATTTGTCTGTCAGTGTTTTTGATAGAGATTTCTGTGGTTGTCATAGTTGTGTTGTTTATTGTTTTACGAATATACGGCGAACTTTTGAACTGCACAAACTCAGATGAAAAAAAAATGAAATATTTATTGGTATGAAAGATTTTATTCAAAAGTTGTTAGGAGATGGCACAGACATCTCGTCCAAGAGATTTTGGGGAAGCGTTACAATGATTGTAATGTTGGTGTCCTACTTCATCTCTGTCTTTATGGAAATCAAAGTACCTGAGTTCATGTGGGACGGTCTTATGTGGATTGTTCTTGGTATGTTCGGTGGTTCTGTATTGGATAAGTTTGCTGGTAAGAAAACATTACCTTAAACCTCCATATTTCCTCTCTATTCGTCTTTTGAACTGTTCGTGGACAGGATTATCATCATTGTTTAATTCGTATCCCAGAACGGTTAAAATTCGCTCTGCTTCTTCTTTAACATTTTGATTCTGTGGGGTTTCACAATCTCTATGTCGTTGAACATTTATACGATTTCTTTCTCTTTGGATTTGTTTGCATATTCTCATCAACCCTTTATTTGAGGTGACATAGAATTGTTCAGCATCATGAAACTCTTCACATACAGAGCAATAATGGTAATAGATACCATTTTCAATATAATCTTGTGGATATTTAGCCATTGGTATCTCCTGTTATTTTATATTTTTTTAAGAATTGCTCATGCACTGATTCCTCAATTCCAAATTTATATCCCATCTTTTCTAATATAATTTGAGTTTGAACAAAGTCATTCTCAGTCAACGAATTTAGTTTGAAGTAATCCATTTCCCCATTGTCGTTGTCTTCTTTCCTTGAATAGTGTATCTTACACCTTGAATCGATT